TCAAACCATCTTGGCCAACCAAACCATCAGGCGAAGCCCCTGCCATCAAAGTCGGGTGCTGAACAAATCCAACCTCATCAACTAAGACGCTGTTCTTCATCTCATAAGCCGCCCTAGCAAGTGGCTCAGTCTCTGTGCCGTGAGCCATTGCCGCATTCGTGAACGACTCTGCGCCCTTGCCTGTCAAGCGTTCGCAGACAAGCTGTGCCAAGTAGTTGTCGCGGCTTGCGGCATATCCTGTCTTGGTACGAGCCATAATGTCTTGAACCTTACTGGCAGTCACCCGCCCGAGACGCGCGGCAAACCATTCTTCTGTGCCTTGTTCCATGATTTATCCTTGGCTTTCTGTAAGAGCTTTTTTACGAGCATCTTTTTTTGCAATGATTCTTTTCTGCAACTCTGTGTCGCCATTGGCAAACTGATAAGCCAATGTGAAAGATGCTTTCAGCGCATCTGCATCCGAGGCGGCATCAATTGCGGCAAAGTGGTCAGCCATGACAGATTCATCAATCTCAGGCTTCTTTTTCTTCACAGCCGCATTGCCATCGTCATCCTCTGGGGCGATGCCGCAAGCCGACATGACGCTGTATCTCCGAGCATAAGTCAATGCACTACCGAAACCCTGCGCGTCATGCTTCACAGCGGGAATATGAATCTTGCCGCAATTGAATATTTCGCCTGATTCGTGGATAAACAATGTTTCCACAATCACACCTGAGTCGCATTCACTTAGTTGCTGAACTAGGGCTATCCCATTGTTGTTCAGCGCATCAATCACAGCTTCAATGCAAGCCGCAAGGTCAGCGTACTTCGATTTAAAATGCGGATTGGCAGATGACTTAAGCGCAGGACCGAATTCTTTTTGTGCCTTGACCAAGGCAGAAGCTATTTGTTTCATTTGATTGCATCCAGTTGTTGTTTAATTTCAGAGATCAATTCTTCGTGGAGATTGACGATGTAGCAAAGCTCGCGTATCTTGCCCTGCAACATTCCGACCTGATAGGAAAGCCTATCTCTTGGCTCGCCCCCCTCAAAGAGGCGAGATGAATCCTGCGCTATGGAAGCGATAATATAATCAGCGTTAAGTTTGCTCATATATCAAGCCTCTGAACAAATCTGTTGCCTTGCCATTTGTCGCCAAGCCTACGAACGCAACGAATCCATTGCCGTTGGTATGAGCGAATGGTTGCAGGAGGCGCATCGTACGTTCTAAAGATTTTGCGGACATGAATTAAAAGGCGCGTGTTCATATTCAACCCCTCCAAGCAAGTAGTACACCAATGCCGCCAAAGATGACGATGGCTAAAGTGGCTTCAATTAAAAAAGTAATGATTTTGTTTATCATAATAAATCTCCCCAATCTTTTGAATCTGTTTGCTCTTTGTAACCCTGTGTATAGGCGGCTCGCTCTTCAGCGTTCAAATTGTTGACATACTCAGAAACCAATGAACCGCCAACAAAGTAATGCGGATTGAAATCGCGTCCGTAATATTTGTCAGCTGACCCTCTGTCGTATGCACCGCCATGTCGTGTGTATTCTGTTTTCATTTTTTATCCTTCAAGCCATTGGGCAAATAAATAGGAAACATCACGCATCATCTTGCGTTGACTTATGCAATCGCCATCTAATGATCTGAAAGCAATGGCCATAGCTTTCGCATAGCCGCTACCATGAACAATCATTTCATCTAAGACTTCTGGGCTAGTCAATTCAGCCATTTGTTTATCTGTCAAAACTGTCGGGTTAATTGTTCTCATCATTTTCAATCTCCTTAAGCAAATTCAGCGTTATGCATTTCGTAATAGGCTTGAGCATCTTCCGCAGTTGATGCTTCCCACTCGCGGCAGATGGCAACCTCATGGCCATTGTTGAAAACAGCCATCCAAGCCGCAGGAATGGTGCAGTTCAGGCGGTGATGGAAATATTCCGCTTGAAGGTAAACTTCGGTGATTTTGAATTGTTTGAACATCTTGATTCCTTTTAAAAGACCCTTATGCAATTTGCTAGGGCATAGACGAATTATAAGCCAGATTATTTAGAGTTTGGAAACCCCCCATCAAATTATTTTGATGAGGGGAAACCCTTGGTTATGCCAACAGCAGGGATTCGGCCTCGCTTTTCATTCGGTTGCCATTGCCAAACCATGCGTTGTTCATGCGGCTGTCGACATTGTGGCCTTTGTCGTGGTCAATGTACTGGGTGACAGCATTGAGCAAGCCCCATCGCGTACCCCCTGCGCCCTGCAAATCTGCGCCCATGCCCTTTCCCTCAAACAACTCAAGCACCTTGTTGTATCCGCGAGATGGCTTGAACTCGGCAGTCTTTGGGTCAAAGTTGGCGGGGAATAAATTTGTCAGGAAGTCTTTGACAAAAGTGACACCGACTTGCTGACGCGCAAGATGGCGGTACTTGTCCATCATGCCGTCAAAGCCGCTAACCACTAGGCCGAGCTTGTCACGCATCAGGCTCGCATCAAACTCGCGACCATGCGTAATATTGAACCGACTAGGGGCAACCTCATTGTCAGCGGCTGAAAGCGTATTGTTGCAGACCACACGGACGCTAGTGAATTGGCCAACAGTTGCCGTAGAGCCATCAAAGCTAGTGGACAACAGCAAATAACCGCGAACGGCATCATCGCCAAGGACACAGGCCTCTTTGTTTGTGTTTGCCAATGCCCAAATGCGCTTACCGCCTTTAATCGCTCCTGCGACCTCTAGCTTGAACCCTGCGCTTTGCATCAGCACATTGAAGAAATCCAGAACATCTTTGGGCTGATGGAGCTTGTAGCGGTCGGTGACCAAACCGAGCGGGGCAAATGTGTCGCTACGATAGACAACATTCTGGCCATGAACACGCAAGGTGTCCTGTACTTCATTGAATGGTTGAAAGCGAACTGGTGAAACTTTGGCCTCCCAATCAAGCCCCGCCATTTTTGACCATGTGTCAATGTCAGCTTCAGGGTTCAATTCTTGACCAAGACCATGCCAAGGCTTCTGACCAACATAAGCGATCTCTGCCATACCTGTCGTTGCGTTTGTTTCGATTAAATGTGCCATGATAAATTTCCTTTAATTAAATTTCAGAGTAGAGAGCAGGGGCTTGCGCCCCCTGCCATTGTTAACACCAACCAAGACCCAGATTCACAGGGGTAGTTTCATAGATGCCAACAAATTTACGAGTTGAATCATCCAACTTCGCACAAGCCTCTTCAGCTTGGGCTTCAGTTGAGTAATCTAACTTTTCATTGAGTTGAGCTTTCAAGCTAACTCTGATGTACTTGACCATCAACATCAAGTCTCTGCGAGTTGAATCCTTCTTTGTCAAAACAAGTTCATCCCAGACCTTGTCTTGATTTATTGAAACACTCCAAAATGATTTTCCAGTTTGCATTTTTAATTTCCTTTAAAAGACCCCGAGGGGATTGTTGTGATGTGACAGATTGCACATCTCAAGGCTCACCGCATGAGCCTCAAGATATGTAATCAGGCAACAATGTTGAAGCTGAAATGAACACCCCATTGCATTGCACCTACACCAATGAAGACAGGGAAGAAACGGCCATCTGAGTGAGTCATCACCATGTAACGCATACAAGGGTTGTCACCAAAAACTGAAGAAGGATATTTTTTCTCAACTGCCTTAATTGCGTTAGCAACAGTTGCATATGTTTTTGTTGGTGTGAGTTGAACTAAGTTTGCCATTTTGATTTCCTTTTAAAAGACCACAAGATGTTTGCGGCATGGATGAATTTTGCATCAAAAATAATAAAAAACGTATTTATTCTAAAAATATTTATAAATTCCCTTATTTTTGTATGTTTCGTTGTTTTTTTGGCAAAGTTTACAGCTGTCCCCTCAGGGTTTCCACTTATTTGCGTGAGCTAAACTTGCTTATAATGGCGACATGAAAAAAAATGATGCTATAAAACTTGCAGGAAGTATCAGAGAGCTTGCGCTTCTATTGGGCATTTCTCAACCCGCGATTTCCATGTGGAAAGAGGATGTGCCAAAGATGCGTGTCTTTCAACTTCGTGCTTTGAAACCTGAATGGTTTTTGTAATTTGAAACACGGCTAGGCTTTGGGTAGCTCCTGAAGCCGAAAAGAGTTATCCCCTCTCCTGCCGCAGTTTCTTTCAAAGGGGTGTTTTTAAAAGGGCGGCTATGCACTATTACCAGTTCAACATTGGTGACTACCACACGCACACACTACATCTGAACGAGATGGAGGATTTGGCTTATCGCCGAATGCTTGATTGGTGCTACTTACATGAAAAAGAATTGCCATTGGACTACGAGCAGATCGCAAGACTGATTCGTATGCGGTCGCACACCGATTGCATTGCGGTCGTAGTGCAAGAGTTCTTTACGCGACACAATGATGGTTGGATCAGCGATAGGGTGTTGCAGGAAATTGAACACTACAAGGCCAAAGTTGAACAGGCATCAAGAGCGGGTAAGGCATCTGCTGAACGAAGAGCCAACGGCAGTCCAACGGGCGTTCAACCAACCAATAACCAACAACCAATAACTAACAACCAACAACCATTAGATTTAGATGCTATCGCATCTTTGGCGGAAGAGGGTCTTCCACCCTGTCCACACAAAGAGATTATTCAGCTATACAAGAAGCATTTGCCGCACCTGACACAACCGCGAGTTTGGGAGGGGAATAGGCAGACAGTTTTGAAAAGCCGATGGATACAAGCCTCAAAGCCATCAAATTATTCTCCTGACGGATATAAGACGCGAGAAAGTGGTTTGAAGTGGTGGGATAGCTTTTTTGCTTACATTGCAAATGATTCATCTTTGGTTAACGGATACAAGAGCAAAGATAGAACATGGTTGCCTGATTTGGAGTGGATAACGACAGCTTCAAATTTTGCAAAAATAATTGATGGGAAATATGCAAAATGAACAACAAGATTATTTTTACATTTGTTTTTTTAACCTTGATTATTTTTTGGTCATGGGTGTATTGGTTAACTTGGAGTTTTTATAAATGACATTCGCAAAACCTGAATCTAAAAGAAAAGATGAATTTGAATTTTCCACATACTGTTCTGTTGATGGCTGTGGATATCGATGGGCGGTTCACTGTGATGGCGACAAGCCCAAATGCTCACAACATCAATGGCAAAACGACAGGCCACAAAAAAAGGCGTTCACATCTTTGCCTGATTTGAAACCAAAGACTGTTTCACAATGGTATGAAGAAAAGGATGAGTTTTAATGAATTATTTTGATGCAATGCGGATTCTAGATAAGGTGACTGATGGGTCAACATATCCTGAGAAAATAGTCAATTCAGCTTTAGAGATTACAGGCGACTTAGATGGACAAGGAACACCTCAAAGACACAGAAGCAAGGGAATGGATTGCAAGGTACAGGAAGAAGCAACTGGAAGAAGGCAAGGGCGAAGCATTAGAGTGGTGGAGCAAGACTTTGTCGGACATAGCCAAAAAGCGTGGTCAATTAGCGGCTGATGATTTGAGAAAAAGAATGAATATTCAAAGGAAAAAAAATGCAACAAGACATTGACATTGAAGCATTGTTGATGAAAGAGCGCGAACAATGCGTAATTGAATTGCTCAGATGCTTTGTCACAACTGATCAGATGCCAACATCCCGCGATGCTGTCACACACAATGAGGCGGTCAAAGAATGTATTGATGCTTTGATTGCGAGGAAAGACAAATGAGATATGCCGCAAGAGTGGATGCGAATCAGGC